TGGAACGCACTGGCTGCGCTCCCCCGGAGCGGGAATGCCCCCGGAGTTTTGCCAACGTTTTCTGCACAAGTACGGACTCGCACAGGTAGGATTAAGTCTGTGTTACCAACATTGACTGCACCGTTTTTACTGCGACTTAGCATTTCATCCATACGGCTCACGCGCCCCTATAGGGCTTTCAAGATGAAGCAGCGGCATCCATGCCGCTGCACTTCTTAAAAAACGCCCAATCTCCAGAGAGCGGCAGCAAGCTAAGCTTGCTGCCGCTTTGCAACAGGGAATTCTCCTCAGACGCAGCCTGCTGCGCCCAAACTCGTTGCCCGGCTGTGGACGGTCCAGTTATCCCACGGTTTGCGCGCAGAATTCGAGCGCCAGCAAGCTGGCGCGGAGCCAGCATCCACCGAAAAAGCGGCAGCAAGCTGCCGCAGTCCAAAGCGCAGATCCCCCGATAACTAATGCATGACCGCCTCAAGTCCTTCAGTAATTCACGGGCTGCGGCAGATTGTGCTAGGCTGGTTTGGGTTGAACAACCTAGAGAGAAGGTGGCCAGAACAATGATCGTTGTCCTCTGTGGAGAAGCTTTGCCGCTCAAGGCGAGTTTGATGGAACACCTGCTGCAGAAGAGTTTTTATCTGCGCACGGGTCAGGAATTCGAGCGCCTGGAGCCGGATAAGAACTACGTCGTCGATGCCTCTGCGTCAGTCTCCAGTCTCCAGCCGTGGCGAGAGCGAAGATCGCTCATCGTCTGGATTGGCCACAACGGGCAGGCAGCGAACAGCGAACGAGTCATTGTCGATGAGACGCCTGAGGCTGACGCCCGGGAAGCCTTGAACCAGTGGATTCTGGCGGCCATGCGCCAGCAGGAACGACCGGGTTGGGACGAATACTTTATGAAGATCGCGCAGGTCGCTTCGATGCGCTCCAACTGCATCAAGCGTAGAGTCGGAGCAGTCATTGTCCGCGACCGCAGGATTGTTTCGACCGGATACAACGGAACGCCGCGGGGCACCAAGAATTGTAACGAGGGTGGCTGCCCGCGCTGCAACAGCCTGGCCAGCAGCGGCACTCGGCTGGATGAATGCTTGTGCTCCCACGCCGAAGAGAACGCCATCACGCAAGCCGCTTACCACGGCACCAGCGTAAAGGATGGCCTCCTCTACACCACCTTTGCCCCTTGTCTCATGTGCTCCAAGATGACCATCAATAGCGGAATCATTGAGGTGATTTTCAATGTAGACTACCCGCTCAACGACACCTCGTTTCAACTCTTCGGACAGGCAGGTGTCAAGATCCGGCGGCACCGCCTGGACTAGCTCTGCCGAGGCTCGCGGGTCACCTTCTCAAGCAGCCACGGATTGCCGTCCATCGGGTTGGTCCGCCGCTGACTCAAACAAATCTCCGGCTCGCCTTGAGCGCGAGACGCACAATCGTAATTCCTGAATTAAGCGACAAGGAGGCAATATGTCCCTGATAAAGAGATTGCTTGGCCTGGACGTGGCTTCCCACTTGGAAAGAGCTGAAAAGTACGAGCGGGCTGGAAAGCTGGGGATGGCGCAACTCGAACTCGAACAGGCGCTGGAAATTGCCGGAGCGGCTGACGCCGAGCAGCGGGAGCAGATCAACGCGAGAATGGATGCGCTGGCTGCCAAACAGCATGAAGATGCTGAAGCGCGGGCCTTTGAAGCGCTGAAAGCGGGCGATCACCAACAGGCCCGGTATCATTTCAACGTGGCTCTTTCGAAGCTTGATGAGGACAGCCCCGCCTACAACCGCATCCTGGATCGACTGAACTCGCTACCGGAGGAACCGATTGAGAGCGGGCTGGAGAGCAAGCTGTTTGGAACGGATGCGGGTGTCGACTTTGTCGATCGGCAGCGTACCCTGGAGTTCTGGAAGTCCGGTGTGCCACCGTACAAAGAGGAGTACTACTTCAACAAGGCGTTGACTTCGGAACTCGTGCTGGCACAGTCCGAGCAGGTGATCAAAAATCCGGAGGACGCCGATGCCTGTTTTAACTTTGGAGTGACGCTGGCTCAGTTGGGCCTCGTCAACAAAGCGCTCGACCAGATCCGGCGCTTTGTCGAACTGAAACCCGACGACCGCGATGGCCACTATTTTCTGGCCAATCTCCTGGCCGACCAGGGCTACGACGATGAGGCCGTGCGCGAGTTTGAGAAAACCATCGCTCTTGATCCCAACTTCCGCGAAGCCTATTTTTATCTCGGGCAGCACTATCTCAACCTGGACGACGCACAGCAAGCGGAACGCATCTTCACGCATCTGCTCAAGCAGGATCAGGTCAGCGAGCTGGCCGAAGAAGTCCGCGCCCAAGTGGATCTCATTCACGCAAAGAGCCCTTCGCGCACAACGCAGCCGGCTTGAAACGACGGTTCGCAAGCGGTACGGTTCGGAACCCTCACTGGCCCGCTCGTCGCCCGGTAGCAGGACTCGATGCAACCGGCCGAGACGAATGTCAACGTCAGAGTTTCCTTCTATTGACAGCCTTACTAAATGTGGGAGGCGCTGTCCCAGTGGCGCCCTCGAAGGACCTATCAGGAAAGCAAGATCGCCGCGCGGGTGTGAGCGGGCACACGCGCGCTTCCTGCATTTTCACAAACGTGGCGCCGCGCCGCAGCACGAAAGACTTCCTTGAAACGCCGGAGGTCAGAGACAGACGTCCACACGCTCTCTCACTGCCTGCTAAGCGATCCTAATCAGACGCTTGAAAAGGAGAGCAGATTACAAATCCTGTCTTGCTTTGCGGCTTCTCGACGAAGTTCACATCATCGCGAATGGAACACGAAAACAAGACAGAAACTGCCTTTACAAGCATCTGCCAGCATGCTACTCTCCACCGCGTTTCTGGCAGGCTGCCCTTTCCATCAGCGTGGATTGGCCGGACTAATCCCCAAATTGATTCCCCGCCCACCTGTCTGGGCCGCTAGCTCAATTGGCAGAGCAACTGACTCTTAATCAGTAGGTTTCCGGTTCGATTCCGGAGCGGCTCACCACTAACTCAAATAAAAACATCAGTTTAGAAACACAGTGACTCGGCGGAATTTTCCAGAGATCTGGTCTAGTAAGCACATAGTAAGCGGGTAACGCCTGGAGCACGGTTGCCCTACAGATGATGCTTCCTCACTTCGATGATGCAGCAAAAGCGCTGCACTAGACGAAAAGGAAAGGCGGGCCGGAGCCCGCCCGTGGTTAGGGAAAGTCCGTGCGCCCATGCCGGAAGCGGCTGCGGCTTGTGCTGTGGTTCTCTTGCTGTTGTCCTGAGAAACCTTAGTGCAAGTTGCACTAGGGTTTTTCTTGCCTCGTTCGCCAGACTGCCCGTCTGCTGACTTCCCTGAAGTCTTTGCCTGTTCCGCAACCGGCCTGTAAGCAGCCGCGTTGCACTCCTCACTCAGGAAGAGAACTTGGCGGGTGAAGAGATGGAATATCCATCTGCTTTTTGTTTGCCCAGTCTCCCCACTGCGAGCCTGCCAGGCTGCGTTCGTGGTGTCCCTGAATCCTCACCGTAGGCACCTAGACGAGAGTCAGCGGGCAATGGTTGCGGCACGGCTAGCAACTCTTAGAGACGGACATGGACGCATCACTGAGGCAGGGAATAACTGGCTCACGGAATTGGAAGTGAAGATTTGAGCGCCATTTCTCCATGTGTCGCGGCCTTCTCCGACATCGCTTACGGGCGCCGGGTAAACTACCGGGCTGCCCAACTATCCCTACTCACTGGACTGTGATTTGATCGGCCACGTCGTTGAGGGCTTTTTTAAGTTCAGTATCAAGTAACTGGTGTACCTTATGTGGATCGCTGACGCTAGCCAGTAGCGAAGCCAGCCGATCGGGAATGTTCAGAACGCCGTCACGAATCAGCCTCGCCTTTTCAAACCAAACGCGCTCGACTTCGGAGCGCTCGATCAGCTTCCCCCGTTTCACGTCTAACGCCATCTTTTCCCGCTCGACCGCAATTTTTTCGCGACGAGCTGCAAAGTTCGCGCGGGCCGTCCGCGCCTCGTAAAGCGAAACCATCTGCCCGGACTTAACCTCTTTCGTTGGCTTCACGCCGCCTGCGAGCTTCGCGTTTCCGCCTTCCGACTGGCCCGGATCGATACCTTGCTTTAGCGCTGCGTCCGCTTCCTCTGGGTCAATCTTTTTCCCGTGCAGTTTCACCAGCCCCGACTTGATATGCTTCCGGACAGCGGTGTCGGAAACATTCTTCTGTCGCGCATACGCTCGAATCGAAAGTAATTTTTGACTCAAATTAGTCCTCCCAAAAAGATAGAGAAATCGCCGAACCCATGCTGTCGAGTTGCGCCGCCATCTCGCCAATTTCGATCATACCGGCTGCAACGCCGGCAGACTTTTCCCAAAGTTCCGCCATGACACCCTCGAACCAATCACACAGCTGGCCGGATGCCGAACAATCAAACTGCTCGAATCGGCTGTTTTGATTAAAGTTCATCGAGCCGCGGATCAAAACATCCAGCTTTGGCCCGCGAATCATGGCAATCTTCGCGTGATTCAAGGTTTGCCGGACCGCATCCGGCCCGAAGCGGGCCACAACAGAACGGATGAACGCCGGGCGATTCTTCAAGCATCCCCGATCGACTACCAACCGAAAACGCGACAGCCGACCGTCATTTATCAGCGACTCCAACAGATCCGTTTCATATTCGGCGATCACCCAACTCCAGCAATCCAGTTGAAAAGGCGCTCCGCAATGCTCAGCCGCCGCCAAAACCAAATCCACCATCGACGCCTGGCCCTTGGTCAGTCCAAAAACATGGACACCCTCATCCAAGTCTTGCAATAACTCACGAGCAACCGCCAACGTCAAACCCGCGTTCCGCTGCCGTGCCGCGATCACACAGGAGGCGCGCTTGGTCAACCAACTTGGCTCAAAATGTGTGCGAACCCTTTTTGGCATGGTCTGTCACTAGCGCTATCGAGGGCTGCCGGCACCTACTGTGCGCAAAGTCGTTCCACAGTACCTTAAATGTTTTGAAGGAGGCCGCCGGCCGATCCGACAGCCCCCACCTCCTCACGATTGCGCCGCGGTAACGCTCTCGTGAAACGAAACCTAAAACCAAAAATGGCCGTCCTGCTCGCGTGAAAGGAGAACCACCCCACTTCCACGGCGCCAGAGAGACGGCACCGAGTGTGCAAACACTCCTCTGGTGACTCAAGGTTTATGCGCCAGGATTCCGATAAACTCCTCTCCAATCGATCACGCCCAAACCAAATTCGTGAACGCAGCGCATCTGAAGCCCGAGAATGTCCCAACCAGCTCGTGTCTCAATCCGCGGTCCCCGTGCGCCATCGAGGAATGCAATCTCGAAAACCGCCGCCGATGCTGGGCTCACCGCCAAATACCAGGCGAGTGTGCTTGCTGCATCCAAGCGGCTTTCCGCTAAAACTGCCAGACTCCCCGTATGAGGGTTCACGGCGTCCGCGGTCGGCGGATAGACGACAGAAATTTGTTTTCTCGCTAAGACCTCCTTTGTTGCCGGAACCAGTAAAAACCGGGGCACCAGTCCCAAAGTGCTGCTGCCATCCAAATTTTTCTGCAACCGGATCGCGAGCAACCCTGCTGTGATTGTGCTCTCGCTAATTGCTCCCCCAGATCCCAAGTTCCCATGGCCCGCATCGAACAAATTCAATCCGTCGCTCATCATTGGCCCAAGTCCGGAGTTCAATTGCAGAAGGCGAACCGCTTCATCGCCTTCTTTTCGGGCAGCGGCTTTGCCGAATTCGTCCGGAAGTCTTAGCAGCGCTTCCAAGTCATCATTCCGTAGACTTTGATCGGAGAATGCCGCTTGTCTCGCGAATTGTTTCGGTGTGTAGGTTTCAGCTTCTGAGTGAACTGGAGCATGCAAAATTTCAGCGTGTTCGTTCAACTCCAGAAGGTCCGAAACGCCTTGGAACTTGACAACCGACTTAGGCCGAAAATCCCGGGCGTCGCTGACGCGGAACAACTCTTTGATTGGCGATTGGTTTTCGGCGTAGGAGTCCGCCAGGCGCCGAGCACCGGTCGCAGTGAATAAATTTGGATGGTCGGAAGTCGTCTGAAAAGCGAGCTGTGCAATCTCGGAGTCTCGCTTGCCTTGAGTCCGATGGCCGCGGATTTCTAAGTCCCGCCGAGTAACTTCCATCAAGCTCAGCGTCCGCTCAAATTGCCCCTTCGGGAATGCATACCTGTTCGGGCTGAATCTGTTCAATATCAGGTCTTGAAGCCCGCTGCGTTCCGTTTGGCCGCCGTCGCGTGTGATGGAAGCGTTAGACGAGCGGATCGGGTTGGCTTCAGAATTTTCAGCTAACTTATCGAGGATTTTTAGCCCAGCTTCGGCCTTCGTCAAGCCTTGCTGGACAAGGGATTCGGCGAATTCTGCCGACAGGCCAACGCATTTCGCGCGCTGGTGAATTGTCGGGCCGTCGGGGTTGTCGATTGCTGGGTGGTTCGTTTGCATGATTTCCTCTCTAGGTATGATTTCAACTTCGGAATAAAGTAACTGCTCGTCGCGTTGCTGCTGTAAAAATTGGCTGCCGGGATCAGCCGGAACGGGGACAACTGAGATCTCGGCCGGTTCCCAGTCAACGGCCAGGAAGCTTTTTTCTTGGTCATTTTCCTTCGTCACGTCTCGCAACTTGTGAATCACTGCGCCCATCGAGACATTGCGCAAAATCTTGTTACTAATATCTCGAAAAACCGGCTCAACGTCTGCACGGTCACTGAATCGAAGTTTTGCCTTGCCCTGCCCGTTCTCGATCCAAGCTTCTTCGACCACACCCAAAACGGATTGAGCCGAAAAATCGTTGTGCGCGTTGAGAACTGGCGCGCCTGATTGCAGGCGCCCGAGCCGGACGTGTTCCGGATCCATGGAAAATTGCAGGTTGTAAGAGCCGTTCATCCACGAATAGCGTTTGACGACGGTGCCGGTGTACCAAATCGCCTCGACGGTCCGGGATTTGGCGTCGATTGATCCAGCGGCCAACTCGACATTGAGCATTTGCCTCGGGATCTTCAATTTTTCTGCCGTAAAGCCAACCTCCTCGTATGAAATGGGCCGCCGTTTTCGCGCTGAGGAAGAGTCAGCACGCCAGAGAGACGGCCTGCCGCCTGGGTAAGGACAGGCGGCCTCTGGTAACCTCAGTGCGTCATTCCTGCGGGCTTGGCCGCCGCGAGCGCCTGCACACGAAGGTAATCCTCAAGCAGCCCTGCTGCCAGCTCGCCGCCAACCTCAGGACGGCTCAGCAGCGCCAGCGCCAGGCTTTGCCCGGATTCTTTGCCTAGTGGCTGCAAAAACGAAAGCGCGTTCGCACCCTCAGGCAGGCCCGCTAGCGCCTCACGCAAAATGTCGACCTCGACCCATACCCGAAGGCCGAACGGCTCTGCCGACAGCTGAAGCAAAAATGGTGGTGCTTGTTTGTCCTTCATTCGGCCCCCTCAAAAATTAATGCCGGTTCTCTGTATAAAACCCAAGCCGTCGATCAACTGATGGACCGCCACCGTCTTCGACGGCTCGGGAACGCGAGAACTAGCCCCCGGGAAAAGGAGTTCCGGCCTGAACCTCGCGGCTCAAGGAAAACGTCTCGCGAAAACCAGGTATACGAAATTGACACCTTTTGATCCATGGCCTCACTCGCCTTTTCGGCGTTTTTCAGGCGGCAGGACTTTTTAAGGTAGAGCAAAAACCGAGTTTGCTTAACCTCGTGCTGTTTCCACCGCTCCAGGTAGTGCGGTACAGCAACCTCTAAAGAGGGTTGCTGCTTAACCGCACTACCCCTGAAGCTGGCAAGCGGTCCGGCAATTCCAAATAGCTTGCTCAACCTTTGCTTGACTACTTGCTTTTTACCCCTCATCGTCGATCCGTTTCACCCACACAACAGGCCTGTTTCCCCGCTCTCCCGGGTAGACTTCTTTCCTGGGCCTCTCGGCCGTAGACAACAGAGCAACTCGTGATAGTTTGCCGTTGACCATCCGCCGGCGCAGTCGGCAAGCGTCATTCACATACTGCTGAGCTGTCCGTTGGCAAACTGCAAAGGCGCCTTCAGCGTCACGGATTAATACTTGCTTGTCCATCCCCTCACTAGGAATCAGTGCCAGGAAGGAGGCATCTGAGTACAGCGCTGCCCCTTGTTCAGATAAAGTCTCCGCGTCCGCATCACGCCAAACCATTTGCCCGTTTTTTCCGTGCGCTATCATCCTGACGTTCGTTCGTTTGCCGTCTGAGTCGTACCAGTCCAGTTTTCGCCAGCGCTTGGTGCATGCCATTTCGAACAGTCCCGGAGCGGTTGCACGCAGAGCGATGATCTCCCGGGCCCAGTTCGCTAGGTCGGCACTGCCGGCACCCAGGTAGGCTAGTTCTCCACCTGTCCAGTCCTTACGTTCCTTTGACGGCTTGGCAATGTGGTGAGTGACGATGGCTAGGCAATGCGCTTCAGCCAAGATAGGGTTCAATGTGTTACGAAAGAATTTAGCAACCTGTTCCTGATCGTTCAGATCCGCGCCGAAGTAGGCAGAAAGCGGGTTTAACCAAAGAATGTCAGGTGAGAGTTGTTTGAGTAAAGGCAGGACGAAGGAACGCAGGAAACCGACGCCGGTGCGAGCTCGCTCAGTGACGACTAGGACCGAGTTACGAAGAATTTCCTTTTCTGCCTCGGTCGGTTGTATGACTGAGAGAACGCCGCCGCGCATGTCTGCCAAATCGCCGTCATCATCTTCAGCCTGAACGATGAGACTCTTGAGCGGCTTTAAGGGATGAAAGCCTAGACAGTCGCGGCCCAACCCCCAGGTAAAGGCCAGGGTCGCGCACAAGGTGCTTTTCCCGGCTCCTGTAGGCCCGACGACCAAACATCCACTGCCACGGGTCAGCCAGCGCCCAGGCCCGACAACGACGGATTTGTCATCCTGCTCAATCTTGATATCAAGCCAAGGTCTGGCTTGCGGTAAGGATTCTTCCGGCTCTTCTTCCTGCTCTTTCGGTGGCAACTTCGGTAAGTCAAAGGCCTCAATCATTCGCTCAGTCGGACATCCAGACATGCATTTGAACGCACCATTCTTAAAGAGCACGACAGCACCGTTACTGCCTGTGGATACACCATCGTGGCAAATTCCCTGACAATGAATTGTACCGTCTGGACGAGTGAAGCTTGTCGAGTGTGACTCAATTCTTAGACGTAATTCGTCAAAGATCTGCCGGCGCGTCGTCAGCTTATTGGACTTAGGTGTTTCGGTGTGCTGGCTGTCACCATTGTTTGCCGCGCCTTGGGCAGTATGGTGACCGTTCAGTCCGTAGACCTTCTTAAGCAGATAATCGATTGCAGGCTGGCGAGATTGACAGCTGGTCGGAGAGCCTGAAAGATGCATTCCCGTTACAGTGAAGAAACGCTTTTTGTCGTAGACTTCAATTCTGCCAGTTTTGTACTTTTCGTTCTTGCCAAGATGGCCGTTCAATCCAGCTTTGAGAAAGGCTTTCAACCCCTCATGAGAAGGACTAATTTCAGTGTAGGAGTCTATTTTTTCAATAAACTCTTGGGCCCAGTCAGCAATCACGCCTTGATCGCTCAGACAGTCATCAAAATCGGCCCCCATGTACGGGTCGTCTTTGCTGAACATAAAACCGACGCCGGCACACCCAAGGCGTTTGAAGCCAGCAACCGCGGTTTTAAAATCGCACCATGTCTCCGGATTATCGGACTCAGCTAGTTTGCCTGTTTTAGCTTGGATCGGAAGCTTGGTTTCTTTGCCGTTGCGCTCTTCGTACCTCCAACAGACCCATTGCTCCAGATCCTTAAGCTCCTGTGGTACATTCGCGAGGTCGGCAATATTCACTTGGGTTTAACCTCAACGCACCTAAAACCGTAATTCCTGAGGATTCGCTTCAGGAGCAGCCGGAGCATGTAGCTTGGCTCCGGCTGGCCCGGCTTACTTGGCAACGCCTGGATAACTAATTCAAATTTCTCAGACTTCATTTCGATGCCCTAGAAGGGAATGTCATCATCCGTGATTCCCGGATCACCATCGTCTGGCACTGGAACGCGAACAGGTTCCGGTGCTGCAGGCTTTGGCGGAGCAGCTGCCCGGCACCGAATGGCTTCGACGCTATCGCCCTTGAAATCCACTAGCGTTGGGAACAAAGTGATTTTGCTCCCAGGCCAGTCGTCGGTGTTGTCTGAGCCGAGCGCCTTTTCGATACTTATAAAGTTGGTCAGATTCAGGATCAGTTGCTTTTCTGTTCCCTTGAAAGAGACAACGACCTTCCTGTCGTTTTCGATTTTCTCGTAGTCGACGCTCTTGATGGTGACTATGACTGGCTTGCCAGTCAGGTCTGCAGCCTTCAAATACTTAGAAGGAAATGCTTCTGATCTTTTCATTTTCATTCTCCTGTGTTCGCCTAGCGTAAAGCCGCAGCGTGTGGCGCTTTTGATTGAGTTTTTGTGTGAAGTTGGATTAATCTAGAACTGACTTTTTTGGTTACCTCCTTTCAAAGCCCGGTGTGCAGCCGGGCTTTTTCTTTACGCACTCACTTCGAACGGCTGACTGGTACTTGTGCGCCGCTGCGCATTCAGCCAAGCGTCAAGGTCGCAGATGCGGTAGTAAACGCGACTGCCAATCTTGTGGTAAGCCGGACCCTGGCCAGTGATCCGCCATTTCTCAAGAGTTCTTGGACTTACGTTGAGACGCTCGGCAGCGTCGTCCTGGTCTCTGAGTTCGTTAGGTTCTGCCATCATCGGATACCTCGCTTCCTTCTACGTTGCGGTTCGACGTAGTTATGCCGCGAATCCGGATTGAATTCTCTAAAAGGTAAGTTTTTTTATTAGGGTAAGTTGGAAAGGCGCTCTGGGTGCGGATCTTCAGGTACGTAGCGGGAGGACTTACGGTAAGTCGGAAGGAATTAGGGTAAGTGGCTTCGGAAACAATTTTTTGGCTTTAGACACTAAAGACTGGAAATCACCTGGATGTTTCATTGCTGCCAGACACCAGGTTTTACCTTTCTTGGTAAGCCAAGGGTCATCGTTAAACGTGTCCTTTCGGTAAGGGTGAATGAAATCTGCCGGGTGTTGTTGATATCGTCTGGCTGTCGGCGCGACTGCGCCGGGAGGACAGCCAATGATATCAGCACAGCCATCGCAGTCTCCCCTCATC